ACTTCGAGGCCTTCCGTGGCATCCTCTACAACATGCGCTTCCTACCAGCTGGGCGTGTCCAGAGCGCTATGGGTGCTCCCCGGCGAGTAACACCCTACAACTGCTTTGTGTCTATGACTATCGAAGACAGTATGACAGGCATCATGGAAGCAGCAGCAAACGCAGCGAAGACCATGCAGCTAGGCGGTGGTATTGGGTATGACTTTAGCACCCTGCGTCCCCATGGCTCCCTCATCCGCTCCCTCGACAGTAAAAGCTCAGGCCCTATGAGTTTTATGGGCATCTTTGATGCTGTGTGTAAAACTATTGCCTCAGCAGGTCACAGGCGTGGAGCACAGATGGCCGTGCTGCGTGTGGACCACCCCGACATCGAGACATTCATTCGAGCCAAGAACAACAGCACTGAGCTTACACAGTTCAACATGAGTGTGGGTGTGACCGATGAGTTCATGCAGGCAGTCAAGGATGACGCAGACTTTGACTTGGTGTTCGAGGGGCAGGTCTACCGTACTGTGAGTGCTACAGCACTGTGGGATGACATCTTGCGCTCGACTTGGGACTGGGCAGAACCCGGCATCCTCTTCATCGACCGTATTAACAACAAGAACAACCTGCACTATTGTGAGACCATTGCAGCCACCAACCCCTGTGGTGAACAGCCGCTGCCACCTAATGGCGCATGTCTCCTTGGTAGCTTTAATCTCGTAAAGTACGTCAAGCACAACGGCATCCAAAGTGGCGACAAGGCAACTTTTGACTATGAGAAGCTCAAGGCTGACATCCCGCATGTAGTCCGTGCCATGGATAACGTGGTGGACCGTGCAGTCTACCCACTGCCAGCGCAGGAGAAAGAAGCCAAAGACAAGCGCCGCATGGGGCTGGGTGTCACTGGTGTAGCCAATGCCATTGAGGCGCTGGGCTTCCCGTATGGATCTCCTGAGTTCATGGACACCATGGAAGAGATCATGCGTACCATTCGTGACGGTTGCTACCGTGCGTCTATTGATCTGGCCAAAGAGAAGGGTCCATTCCCACTGTATAGCCACAAGTTCCTAGACAGCGGCTTTGCTGAGACACTACCGGGCGACATACGCAATGACATTGGTGAGTATGGCATCCGCAACAGCCACCTCCTCAGTGTAGCACCAACAGGAACAATCAGTCTTTCAGCAGACAACGTATCCTCTGGCATCGAGCCAGTGTTCTCGCACTATTACGACCGCACCATCCAGACCTTCGATGGTCCACGGGTAGAGCGAGTAGAAGACTATGGTGTCCGTGAGTTTGGTGTCAAAGGTATGGCAGCAGATGCGCTATCGGTGTTTGACCATGTTCGTGTGCTCAACCTTGCCTCCAAGTATGTCGATAGTGCTTGTAGTAAGACCTGTAATGTCGGGGATGATGTCACTTGGGAACAGTTCAAGGATGTCTACATGCAAGCCTATGACGGGGGCTCCTCTGGATGCACCACGTTTAGGGCCAGCGGTAAGCGCTTTGGTATTCTAAATGCCTCTACAAGCGAAGATGCTGCGATAGAGACTGTGGTAGAACCAGATGCTTTCGTGGATGAGAAGGAAGGTGGCGCTTGCTACCACGATCCAGCCACTGGCCTGCGTACCTGTGAGTAAACTAGAGAGGCCCTTCGGGGCCTCTTTGACCAACTAAAGACAGGAGAACTGAATGTTCACTGTAGAGTTCGAGCAAGACCACACAAAGATAGTAACAGTTGACCAGAGTGGCGCACACGAAGACGTAGAGATGTTCTTAGAGGAAGACGGGACTGTGTATATCAGACAGTTCGCTGAAGAGTTCGGTGAGTACCAATTGCTCATCATCTCCCACTACCAACTGATAGACTTGGTGGCTTCCATAGATGCACCAGAGGGTGCCCACCTAGCAAAGATTGGAGACATTAATGATTTACCCAAGGATTAAGGTAGACAAGAACAGATGGCACAGCTGGTTTGCTTGGTATCCCATCAAGTACGGCATCCACTGGGTGTGGTTGCAGAGGGTACAGAGGCGCTGGTGTGACCACCCAGTCCTAATGTCTTGGGACTACAGTGTGCCAACCATAGATGACATGGATAACAACATCGACTGGGACAAACTATTGTGAAGTGGTGGCGCGGGGGCGGTTCCGTCTAGCAGCTCCTACTCCGCCGCGCCGTTGTTACCGGAGTAACCTAGATCCACATAGCACTTTAACGTGCAATTTACAAGGTCTGCCAAAAAACACTGATCGGGACTGAAGTTTAGTCCTGACCAGTGCTAAGTTAGTTCGCCGTTACTTCATACGGAGCATTATGGCGAACAACAATCCAACTATTATTAGATCGCTTATTGGGAGTGCTATTCCATTGAACATGGGACCACCTTCCTTTCTTCAATCTGACAGGAGTTGGCCTGCCAGTATTCTGTCGATCAGTGTTTTTTGACTTATGCCTCAGCCATCTTGATAGCTGCCATGCGTGTCTCTTCGTTACGCCGCAGCCACCCTCGGCCAAAGGTATCAAAGGTCTTGAGGCGTCTGTAGAAGGCCTCTCGTTGTGCTGCGTACTGTTCAATGATGTCTACAGCGTCCATGCGACCTACAGCGCCTAGTGTCTGAGGACCAATGCCGCCATCTTGTGTAACACCCACCACCTTCTGAAGCATACGGGCTCCACGGCCTGTGCCTCCGTTGACTGCCAGATCAAAGACAGCGAAGTCTACACCAGCTGGCAGGTCATCACCTTTGATACGGTCCCAGTAGTTACGTTTGTAGATGGGAGTGACATCATCCACTGTCAGAGACCTCATCTCATCTTCAGTGACAGGACGATCTAACCAGCTCTCATAGACAGCTTGAGTGACACCAAGGTTCGTGCGGCCACCGGGGTCGCTGGGGTGGTTCACATAGCCACCTTCGTGATGGAGGATCATCTTGATGGATTGCTCGAAGTTATCTTTCATCGCTTAAATCCTTTTAGGGTTCTTATGCCGAATGAAGCTGCTATTGAGGCGTACATGCCAGCCTGTACCCACGCGGGACAGTTCTGAAGATTAGCAAATCCTGATGCCATGGTGTCTTGTAGGCTAGGTACAAAATTAGCAGCGAGAATAATAACAAAGACCACAGTCCAAAGTTCATCTTTCCAGCTGTTGTTTGAGGCTTCAATGGCAGCTTGCTCCCAGCTAATCTCACCAGTCGCCAGCTTCATCTTAGTCTCAGCTTCTGCTGTTTTGATCTTAGCCTTGCCGTCAAGGTAGCTAGTCGCTAACCCTACGGCGCTTGTGAGTATACTGATCATTTCTCGTGTCCTAACCAAACGGCAAAGGCACCAGTCATGGCCCCAGTTACGGTTGCTGTCAGTGCAGTTGCTTGGGATGTCATTGCGTCTGGTGATAAGCCCATGAACCAGTGCAGCACTTGCACATACATGAGTGTCATCACGAGCATCATTAGGCGGGGCATTAGCTTCCAAGCTAACACCCGCTCCATTGCGATTGTCATATTGTTTATTCCTTAGAACTTGATGAAGCCAAGGTGCCAAAGGTAGCCACCACCAGAGCCCAAACACAGCAGAAGAAAGCCAACGATCAGAAGAGCACTAAGTACATTCTCCCTCATCTCTTCTGCCTTGATGAGGGCTAAACGCTGGTCTTCTTTGCGCTCCATGCGTATCTCTCTACGGATAGATTGAAGCTGTTTGTAGGCGCTGATGCCGCGGGTATTGGTGATTAGTTCACGCAATTGCTCTTCAGCATCAGCTGCCTTCTGCTTGTCTAAGAAGGTGGTCAGAGCCTCCTCATTTGCCGAGGCAAAGATCGAGGACTTCTTCTTTTGGTGCTTCTGGTTTGCACTGTCTACTGCGTCGAAAAACGCAGTTATTTCTTTGGTCATCGAGTAAAGCTGCTTTCCAGCAGTTATCCCACCCTTGACCATGGCAAGGGCGCTCAGAGGGTCCATAACCGCCCCTTTCTATATTAGTCAGCAGCCAGATGCTCGACCGCTTCGCGTATGTGCTCAATGTTTGTATCTATGCGAGCCATGCTGACAGCTTGTGCCTGCACCATCACCTCGACTTTGTTCACCCGCTCACTAAAGTTCATGAGCTTCTCGGTGTTGCTTTGGATGTCTGCCATCATCATTGAGACTGTCCAGACAATTGCAGCTGCTTGTGTGATGAGGCCAAGCAAGAGAGTGGCGGGGACACTTCGGGATATGTGCCAACCGTCTTCTTTTGACATTAGGGAGCTACAGGCCAGTCATCTTCAGCCAAGTTGGGCCATGCGTCCACATCAGTCAAACCACGCAGCTCTTGGCGGAAGGTTGCCCATGCTGTCTTGAGTTCATTGCTCAGTGGACTGTCGTTCATCTGTGTCCAGTCGCTGTCATTCAACAAAGTGTCACGCTCAGAGCGATTGATCTCAGCTGCTATAGTGTCAAGTCTAGCTTGATGTGCAGCTTCTTGATCTGCTTTAGTAATTGCAGCGCCCTCTTCATCAGTCGTGTCGCTAAACATATCCCGTGCAACGTACTTCTCGACCCAGTTGCCGTTTGCGTCTTGCTCTACACCATCACGCACAGACGTTTGATATGCGCCTGTGGTGGCCGCTGGGCTGCGTAGGATTGCATCAAGGTTCAGTGCATCCAGTGTAGATGCTTTCCACACACGGGGCAGAGACATATTGGGGTTAGCTAGCCGCCATTGCCCTTGAGTTTTAACTACGCCTGTTGTTCTGTTTCTGTATTCACTCATTCGATTGATCCTTTCAACTGAGCTTGATTATGCGAGTGCATAGTAAATATAGTTTCCTGTCGGAAGTGCCGCACCGATCTCGAACCCAGAACTGTTGGGGTCAATTTCGTCAACATTTGTAACTTCTAATGCATTACTGTTCAAAGACAGTCTGCTATCGTTCCCACTGACAATTCCTCGAGTTGAGTCGTAGGTGAGCCAATCACCAGCCGCATCCGTTCTCTTCAGCATAACAAGTGAGCTTCCGCTGGAAAATCCGCAGTCAACAACAGTATTAGAGCCCGTTGTGTGTGCTATGCCGCCAACCTTTGATACGCCAGCTGCTGTGCCGAAGCAGCACATTATGTAATTGCCCCAGTTAGTATTGAGACTGGTTGCCACACGGATGGTCGAAGCAGTTGGAGCCGTCCCATCCCAAATTGTTGACGAAGTAACCGCTGCGTCACTATTTAAGATCAGATGATAGTCCTCTGGCGAGGTGGCGTGTGCATCTTTGTGGTAGACGTACCAATCGTGGCTTGCTGTGTCCTTCTTACACCACACCATCTCCGGTATCGTTTGCACGTCATGGTTCAACGTCCTAGCGCCTGTTCCTTTGCCCATATACATATGATGGTCAAAGAACGATCTTGCAGTTTTCCATAAGTACGCGACACCGGGGTTGTTGGAGGTGTTCAATGTAGCCGTACCAACGCCCTCGTTGTTGTCCCACCCAGTTGCAGCAATAGGTGAATTTGCGCCAATTGCATTACTGTTGGTTTTTGCCCCTTGCGAAGGCCAATCCCTAGTGCTCAGAAAGATATCAGTAACGTAGGAAGCTAGGCTCTTTGTAATTACCATATCTGTTGTAAAGCCAGACTTGTAATAAGGTAGAGGTGAGCTTTCACCTACGTTGTCAACCTTAAATACATTTGTGATATCGGTAGGTGTGCCCATATTTGAGCGTCTTATCGCCATATACAGATATTCTGTATTACTTGCGTTTATCACGTTATTTCTGATCTGGAAGCCTGTATTTTCCGGCTTCACCCACATACTATTGGTTACTCGACCGCCATAAGTGTCGGTGAACCAAACTGGATTATATTGATTATAAGCGTACTCGTTTGGCATTCCTGTCAGCGAATTAAGCATATAGCGCTTTCCGGTTACAACCTTTGGCGTGATCCATACACTTTGAGGGCGAAAGCCTAAGTCAATTAGAGCACCATCCCAGCGGTCACCATTTCCGGTGTAGGTGCCGCATTTAATCATGTCTTGGCTGCTGTCGTCGCCGTGAGTTGAGCCATCATTATGCGCCCAAACATAATAATTATATGTGGTTCCGTTGCTGTTTACTTTGCTACTAGAACCGACTGTGAACTCGGTTGAAGTTGGGTCCACATAGCCGCTATTATTTCCAAATACACTGTTACTTAAGCCTTTGGCGTAAGCAAGATTGAGATAATTCCAACTTGCTGTCCCAGCAAAGCCTCGATGCCAAAATGCCCAGTGGTTCCCAGACGTTTTGATCCAGATCATGCCTACAGTCCCATTCAGTCCATGGGTGATCGCCTGAGTGCTTCCATTTCCTGTGTACTGGCCGTGTGTAAAGAAATCATCAGCATTTCGCCATGTTTGACTGTAATATTCATAGCCACTGTAATTGCCTTGAAGATAGTTACCACTCGAAAGAGTGTAGCCATCTGTGTTAAAACTAGACACGTTGTAAGCCGCTTCTGCGCTAGAATCCCCAAGGTCAAACTGCTTATCTCCACCTCGGGTTGTGTCAGTCCATAAGCTCCGTGCAGATGTGTTAGTGACATCAGATCTTGCTGTAAGCACAACGCCGCCATGGGTGGATAAGTCAACTCCGTTAGTTATAGCCTGTGTTGCTGACGTGCCTGCGTAGCGATTAATTGAATAAACGTCCTCAATATTTAAGCCGCCAGAAGAGCTGCCACCACCGCCGCCACCGCTAGATAAAGTCCAAGTGCCGTTTGTATCATATTGGTAGACCGTGTCGTTTGTGTTTCCAACAGTGTACATTTTGGTTGCGTCTGGGTCAAAAGCAAGGCCGCGCGGATAACCCATTTCGTGACTTAGATCAAAAGTTTTGTTGGCATAGCTTGCCGTGCTTATATCCCAAGCAGTCGTAAGGTCATATTGTTTTATGTCCTTTGCTTTATTGTCTTGAAGAAAGACTTGCGTCCCAGAAGAATTAAAGTGAATACCATATAATTCATAGCCGCGATAAGAGCCAGATGTGGTATAAGTTGCGCTATTTGTCACGTCGAGCCAGACGTTGTTGTAACTAGCGGTGCTTAGGTCCCACGCTGTTGATAAATCCCATTCAAATATACCGGGTTTATCAGCATAATGCGTCCACTTTTCAGCAGCAATATAAAATTTAGTTCCATCGGGTTTGAATGCTGCACCTCTGGGGACTTCATTCGTGCTGAAATGATGCAGGCTTTTACTATCTGCTGAAGCGGTACTCACATCGTAAGCGGTAGTGAGCGTATGTTGGTGGTATTTCGCGTTGTTGTGATCCAGATTATAAAGTTTAGTACCATTGTCCCCAAAACAAAAAGACAACAATGTGCCTTGAGCGGTAGCAAGAGCATAATCGGAACTTGATCCATCGTATGATGCGGTTGTCACATCCCACGCCGTTGATAGACTATAAGTGAAGAATTTCTTAGTAGTAAAATCAGAGACAATCATCTTTGTGCCAGCAGGGTTAAAATCAACACCAGTTGGGAAAGTCGCCTGAGATGAAACATCGTAACTTTTGTTTGCGTAGCTTGCGCCCGATATGTCGAGCGTAGAAGAGCCACTTCCGCCACCGCTGCCACCGCCAGAACCAGAACCAGACCCCGTTGAAACACCAGCGGCTGCTTGTAATAGTTTATTCGTTGTAGCCATTGTATGTGCTCCTTTTATGCGAGTGCTTGGCCAGCCGTGAAGCCACGCCATGTCGTGCCGCCATCCCGAGTTGTGAAGATGAAGTAATCGACTGCATTTGCTGTTGCTGTGAGAGTTGGCGCTGAACCGCTGGGCCAGTCTATACTTGAGGGCCAAGTCACTGCATGGCCAGAGGCACCGCTGTCTTGCGTAATCTCAAGGCTAAAAGTGTAGGCTGTGCCACTGGCAGGTGGGTTTGTGAACGTAAACGTGGTGGCAGCTGACAGCACAATGCTGAATGCGTTTCCTGCCTCGCAATTGACCGCTGGTGTTGCGCCAGACAGAGCGACATAAGTCTCATTGTAACTGTCGGCTTTCAGCTCACCTGACAGATCCAAGTCACCATTTGCATCGACGTTTACGAGTTCAATCCAGTTGCCACCGTGTGCGTAGTAGCCTTTCCCAGTATCATGGGCATGGGCGAACATTCCATGAAAGTTACTGGCAGTCGGCAGATCATTTACAGTGTTGTACACGTTAGAATAAGTGATCTTGTTTGTTCCAAAGTTTACGTCACCACCAAAGGTGCCACCAGATGCAGCTGACACAAAGTCTGTAGGGATCGTAGGTGTGCCAGTCACATCAGTATAAGCACCGCTGGTTGCTACTGTCGAAAGACCAGCAATCTTGGTCGCAGCAATGGCCGCATCTGCCGCAATGTCTACGTTTTGGATCGTGCCATCCGTGATGCCTGCGCTTGTTACATTCTGTGTTACTGCGCTGGGCGCGTTACCAATATAAGACATTCCTGTGCCCTCCTAAGACTGTTCTAAAACGGACACAATAACGTCAGCCGATGAGGCCGCGCTGCTTGTGACTTTGATGATGTCTGTAGTCTCCAAGACTACCTTTTGGTCTCCACCGACTGGGACCAGTGCGCCGCCAGCAGGCACAGAAGCGCCTTTGACCAGAAATACTGTGGTAGATGCAGAAGTGTCTGTTACTGCAACATCAACTGTGATTTGAGAGCCAGATCGGTTTGCAACCGTCAGTCCTATTACTGTGGTAGTGGTTGCACTTGGTGCCGTGTAGACGCTGGTCTGCGAAGTACCCACAGATGCGGCCACAGCATTTCTAAAAGTATTAGCCATTTATTGTTTCCTCATCCAAGAGCTATCGCGAGTGCCAGAACATCGTCATTGGCGGCATAGCGAGCATCGCTTTGTGTTTTTGTGTAAAAGTTTGTGTCGATGCCTAAGTTAGTACGGGCAGTTGCAGCACTAGCTAAATCAGACAGATTATTTGATGCCAGCAAGTCACCAGATCCAGAGCCTGATGGCCCTGTTGCGCCTTGTATACCTTGAGGGCCTTGTGGTCCTGTTGGCCCAGCTACAGTGCTGTCAGCACCGTCTGCACCATCACTCCCAGCTGGACCCTGTGGTCCTTGTGCCCCAGTCGCACCCGCGCTTCCCGCAGGTCCTTGAGCCCCTGTTGCGCCCTGTATCCCTTGTGGGCCTGCAACCGTGCTATCTGCGCCATCGTTGCCAGCAGGCCCTTGAGCACCTTGTGGCCCTTGAGGACCTGTCGGTCCAGCTACTGTGCTGTCAGCACCATCATTTCCAGCAGGTCCTTGAGGCCCTGTCGGTCCCGTTGGTCCTGTCGGTCCAGCAACAGTCGAGTCAGCACCATCGTTACCAGCAGCTCCAGCGGGTCCTTGAGCCCCAGCGGGTCCTGTAGCTCCAGCTGGGCCAGCTACAGTCGAGTCTGCACCAGCGACACCTTGAGGACCCTGTGGTCCTTGGGGACCAGTGGCACCAGCAGGTCCAGCTACGGTTGAATCGGCCCCATCATTGCCAGTGACACCTTGTGGTCCCTGTGGGCCTGTAGCCCCTGTTGCGCCCGCTGGGCCAGCTACAGTGCTATCGTTTCCAGCTGGTCCAGCTGGTCCTTGGGGGCCAGTAGCCCCAGCGGGGCCTGTCGGTCCAGCTACAGTGCTGTCAGCGCCGGGAGCCCCATCCGCGCCAGCAGGGCCAGAAGGTCCTTGAGGGCCTGTAGGACCAGCAACTGTTGAATCTGCCCCAGTCGCGCCAGTGGCACCCTGTGGTCCTTGCGGTCCAGTAACGCCAATTGGCCCAGCTACTGTGCTGTCAGCGCCAGCTGGTCCTTGTGGTCCCTCTGGCCCGATTGCTCCAGAAGGTCCTTCTGGGCCGGGTACAAAACTAGCAGCGCCCTGTGGCCCAGTGGGACCAGCAGGTCCTACCGCACCCGTTGCCCCAGCGGGTATTCTTAAATCACCTGTGCTGCTGTTATAAAAAGGGCTAGAGCCAACAGCGCCTTCAGAAACTGTCAGATCTGTAAGGGCACTCTGTGCCGCCTCTGCTGCAACCTTAGCAGCATCGGCAGCTGCGGCAGCAGCTTCTGCTGCATTTTTATTCTCTTCGATTAGGTCTAAGTTATTTGTTTGTAAGGGGGAGAAACTGTAGAATGACATTGCTTACCTCTCAATCTGTGTAAGTAGAAGTTGGGCGCATTACTTGGGCCATGCCGGAGGATTCAGCTGAATTTGCTTGGTCTTGTATCTCAAGTAAAAACTGTCCTGACTTTGCATCAAACAGTGGTCCACGCTCATCAAGAAAGTAGTCAGAAGCATAGCTGAGAGCCGTGTAAGTTAAGAGGTCTGACGCAATTTGTGTAAGGATGTTTGTGGATGTGTCATCAGTCAGCGGAGGAAATGATCCATAGTAGTTTAGGAACACTGTTCCTGATGTTGGGTGTGGAGATATTTTGATAATGCCACGCTCACGGCTAAAATAAAGAGGATTCCCAACTTCCCCAGTGTCTTGGGCTGCTGCCATCTCGTGAAGAGGTAAGCGGAGAAGAGATACACCACCATATTGAATGTCAATCGTTTCCAATAAGTCTGATGGTATAAGTATAAACGTCATGGGTACACCAGAACTCACTGCGTAAGACTGCTGCCTTTCCATAGGAGGGATGCGAAGCACACGTTCTATTCGATTGATTGCCTGATCGATGAAGGTATCGGCCAAAGCATCAGTGCAGTCGCTGCGGTTTAGGAGAGCCTTAAAGTGGCTCCTGATTTGACCTTTGTTCATTTAGGTAGTCCTTCTTTTAGCCACTGGCTTAGGTTTAGCTTTAGGCTTTTTTGCTGTCAGTGCTGCCCGTGCAAAAGAAGCATCAGTGGGTGCGCCCTTGGCACCCTTTTTGCGCATAGGCTTACCGCTCTCTCTGCGCTTGTGGATGTTGTCATAGAGGCCCATTAGCTGTTGGCCTCCTTTTGACAACCGAACTTTCCGCATGTCATTGGTGTTGTGCAGCCCTTACATGGCTTGAACTTTCCGCTCTTATACATTTGCTACGTCCTCTTTGACTTGGTGCCAGAGCATTTCCAGCGTTTACGAGATAGGTTGAGGGGGGAGTTGGGGTCTTTAGCAGCCTTGGGAAACTTCTTCTTTTGAGCTGCTGATCGGGCACAGTAAGCATCACCTTTGGATGTACCTGCGCGTACACGAGAGCCACCGTCTTTTGCTTTGCCAGCCTGTCCGTATGAGACTTTCTTTCCACTGGCTGTGACTTTAACTCTTGCCTTGCCTTTGCGTGGAGTGGCCATCAGACCTTCTTTTCCGTTGCCATGAAGGCACCCATGTCTTCTGTTTGTAGCTTGCGTACAATTTGTTCGCCTGTAGCTTCCCAGAGGTCAAAGCCTTCGCGGAGCCACTTCTCAGCCACTACTGTTGGAATAGAAGCAATCCTGTGGAACTCACCCATAGGCTTCGAGGTACTATCGTTTCGAGCGTCTTTGAGATCGTCTAGGAATGCTTGGGAAATTGTCTGTGTGTGCTTACGCACAAGGGAGCCTGCGTCCATTATGAAGTCTGTGTTGGACTGGATGAGGTTAGGCTGTTCGTTGGATGTATCGGTCAAAAGAGCGTCCTTCGCCCCCTTGAGAATACAAAAGGCCCACCCAATAAGCACACAGTAAGGAGAGCAAAACCTATGTGCTTAGAGAGTGGGCCAACTAGAGACCTAGTGGTCTATAGTATCGTTATGACAAGCCTGTGATTGCTACAGAGTCGCCAAAGTTAGTGTGCTTGCAAGATACCTCGCCGACGATGTGGTGGCGGTCTGAGTCGCCATTTTTGGCAAGGAGTGTGCGTGTAAATGGACGCAATGTGCATGTCTTGAACATGGTAGGATCGATCAAGAGAGCGTGTGTTGTCTTCAGCTCACGGTTTAGAACAACCCTATATTCGCCATAAGGACTTACATAGAGATCTATCGCATTAACGAGTGTCTTACCTTGAGCAATCTCACGGTTACGACCAGATGCTGCTGAGAAGCCAGCGACAATTTGTGCGTCACCGGGCTTGATCATGAAAGTGTCTGGCTCGCTGCCATTGTTGTATGCTGTTTCACCAGCTTCCAGCAACTTGGCTTCGGTAAGCGGATCGGTAGATCCCGCTCCTGCATCTACAGTTGTAGAAATTTGGTTCAAGATAGAAGTCATCTGACGAGCTACAGAGGCTGAACCAGCTACTGCTGCTTGCTCAACACCGACCATGGCGCGTTCATAGTCCTTCTTGATTTCCTTGAGTTTTTTAGCCAATTGCAGTCCAGTTTCCTTGGCCCGGCCATAAGTGGCAACTGCGTCTGCTGTTGCAGATACTTGGAATGCCTTGGTCAAGATTTGGGTGTTCTGGGTACGCTCTGTTGCATCTGTGAGTGTCAGCATTGAAGCGTCTGCACCCTCGATTGCGGCGTTTGCCTGACTGTCAGCCAATGCGTCTTCGAGGAATGAGAAGGTCCGTGCGGATACTTTCTCGTTCTTGAACATGCTTTGGCAGGGCGTAGCAAACGGCGAAATGGAAGTGATGATGTCTGAAACGTCTTCCTTCTTACCGACCTGATCGTATGTGGTATAAGTAGTCATCGTATTATAGTCCTTAGATTATTTGGGATTTGACAAGGTTAAAACCTAATTCTCCCAGCGGCTCATTAGAGCTTCTGCAATATCGTCTAAGTCCTTTGCACTACTCAGCTCTGCCATGGCCTTTTGCTTGCGCTTGGCCTGTATAGCTTTGCTAGAGGGTGGGGACTTCTTGGAACTCAAGACCTTGGTCTTTCCGCTCTTTGACTTCTTCAGTGTGGCTTTAGCTTTCTTGCTTTCAGCTGACTGTTTTGATTGGTCATAGAGTCGAGCTTTGTTGATAAGCATTATGACTTGTGGGTCAGTGTACTGATCAACCTGTTCTTGAGGCAGACCTGACTGCACAGCATAGGTGCGGATCTCTCCGTACAGTTCATCACCCCAGTCTGGTAGATTTTCTTCAAGCACTTTGATGCACTCTTGAGCTGCTACTTTGACTGCTTCTTGGTTCTGCTGCTGCATACCTGTCAGAAGTTGCCCACTCTCCTCTTTGAGGAACTTTAGGTCATCTTCTGCTTGCTTTGCGTCCTGTCTGAACTGTGCAAAGGTCTCGGGGTCCATCTGCCGTGAGGCCACCAACATATCTATGTCAGCGTATGGCTTGTACCGTTCCTCTGCCCGTTCCATTAACTTCTGATAAGACAGATGCGTCTGGGCTAGACTTTCGTCTGTTGCCTTGCGCTGGGCTGCTAAGTCTTGAGACTTTTTGGTTAAAGACGCCTCTTGTCCGTACAGTCGCTTCAAGTCCTTTACAGATACCTGCTTAGTCTCACCGTTGACTGAGATGTCCACGATCTGATCGTCAGAAGCTGTCAGAGGCTCATCGTCCTCATCATCGTCATCTTCTTCGGCCTCATCTTCGTCTTCATCTGTGTCTTCAGCTTCGTCCTCTTCAGGGTCTTCAAGGTCTTCTTCGATGTCTGTATCGTCATCTTCGTCTTCTAGTTCATCCTCTTCAACCTCTGTCTCTTCGAGGTCTTCGGATGTTGCATCCTTGTCTTCGACTTCGGATAGGCTTTCACCGTCCTCCCATCGACCTAAGATTGCTTCTGCCGCGTCATCAATATCTAATGCACGGGGCGCAGAGTTAGTATCTTGCACGTTATCCATGGTGCTACTGATCCTCTTGGCTGTTGTCGCCATTTGCTGCTTCGTGGATGCTGTTACGCACTTCCACTCTTTGTTTGAGTGTGTTCACCACATCTACTAATGCGCGATAGTGGCTATAGGCTTGCTCACGTTTCTCCCGGTCCTCTGGCGGTGTGTTGACAAAGGTTTGGAAGGTCTGCTCGACAAGTTCGTTGATGACAGAGGTGAATGCAGAGGCACCAAGTAGCGCCTCCGCTTCATCTCCAGCCACCACAAGTTGCTCTTCTTGTGTAGGCATAGGTTATCCTATTGGTTTACCCGTTAGGGCTTGCGATTGCTCGGACATCTTCAGCACGACGTGCAATCTCAAGTTCTTCGAGGTTGACGTATTCTTTGTGCTCTTGCTGGCTCTCTTGGAGATCCATCTTGTCCGATTTGAGTGCGAAGTCTGCTTGTGATTGCATCTGCTGCATCTGTAGCTTCATCTTCGCAATTTCAGCGTCAAACTGTGCCTTCATCTCTGACACGGCGGTCTGACGTTCCTGAAGTTCTAGCTGCTTCTGAGCCATCTGCATTTGCATCTGCTGTGCTGGATCAGGCTGCGGTGGAGGTATCTGTGCTGGGTCTGTAAGGAAGTCAGCAACATTCTTGATACCAGACTTCTCAAGTACAGCAGCCAACATCTTGAACTTCTTGTCGGGGCCATACATCTGACCCAGTGTTGGGTCTTGTGAGAAGAGGGTGTGGAAAGCCAGGTACTTCTGTACCATGGTCTCTTGGTCGCCATAGCCAAGGTGGAACTCGACTTGCACATCTCGCTTGTCAGTCCACTGGGCAGGGTTGATCTGCACATAACGACCAGCCAACTCTACGATCTTCTCTTCGCTCTCGTTCTCTACGACTAGCTGGTAGACAAGAGTAAACAGGGGCTTCAAGAAGTTGTTGGCGAAGTTACGAGCAATGATCTTCTGGCGCTGCTGGCTCATAGTAGCCAACTGTTCAACCATAGCAGCTGAGTTCTGCTTGCTTATGGCATCCTTGTTGAGGCCCTGCGATAGGCGAGACACACCAGAAGTATCCTCTTTGTCTTCGTCAAGCATCTGAATGGTCTGGAAGACAAACGGGTTCAGAGAGGCCTGCTGCATCGGAGAGATAGCATCAGGTCTTGTGACGTTGACGATACCACCAACACGGTTGTCGATAAGCTCACGAGGGTTCGTAAGTCCACCTTTGACTACAGTGTAGCGGGGGTTGTTTGTGACCATAGCGTGGTCGAGGATGGAGCGTGTCAGAACTGTACGAGCATTCTGGATACCCACGAGTTTGTCAGCAAAGTTGTTGCCGTG